CCGTGGTTGCTTTGAGTAAAGCACTTGATAATAATAGAGCATTTGATAAAGGAGTTGTTGTATCAAAGAATGGAACAACATTTAAATCCAGAGAAGAATTTGTAAAATATGTGCTAGATACATTCATAAAAAATATGAAATCGTCTAGCACTGCAAAAAAATTAGAAAAAGCAGCAACACCGGAAGCTATGAAAAATATTGAAAAAATAAAACATGATGCTAATCTTGGCATAGAATTGGCAATGCAACTGATCAGAGAAGAAATTGCATTATTGAATGAATCTGGTCAATCTGTTGCTGCTGTAGATGACAAAACTTCAAAGACAGTAAATGGTCAACCAGCACAAGCCACCACAAAACTAAAGATTGTTGATCCACAAGGCAAAGACATTCGCTCTTCTGTATCTGCCGACGTAAAAGAACTTATATATGCACTAAATAGTAAGGTAGGTTTTTGGAAGAAAAATAATCCATATATTGAAAACGGATTTGTTTTCAATGGTAGTTCTCAATATTTGATGAGCGGCGATGCCAAATATAAAGATTTAGCCAAATATAAATCTGCTTTTGGAGATATTGATGTAATTGTGCCAAAAGAAAAGTTGGACACAATGGAAGCATACTTAGATAGCATTGATGACAAGCAAGTTGAATGGAATGCAACTCCAAAAAATAAAGTAAGCAAGAATTTTTATTATGTTGGTCGTACAAAAAATCAACGTGCTTTGGCAGGTCAGACAGTCACATTGTGGTATTATGCTCCAGTAAAACAAGTAGTACAAATTGATTTTGAAGGAGATGAAATGACACTTGATTCACAGGGATTTGAAAAACCATCTGAATGGAACAAGTTTATCAAAGATTCTCCGTGGCAAGATTTGACCACAGGAATCAAAGGATTGGCAGGAGCTATTTTGTTGCGTGGTCTGACACGAGCAGCAACCGCACTACCAAATGCAGTATATGTCACCAACTCAACTGCACTCAAGATACAATCTGGTCAGTTGAAGAGTTTGGTTGATGCCAAAGGCAAGAGTGTTGTATCGGTCAATGTTACACACGCTCTACCGGCAGAATATACACTCAATACAAGCGGTTCTGGTCATGCCGGTGTGCGCAAGGCATATCGTCTTGTAGCCAAGAACATGGACTATCAAGGTAAAAAAGTAGATGTTTATACCGACATTGCTGCCAGCGAAAGCAAACCCGAAGATCGTATCAACAGCGTAAATAAAGTATTTGAACTAATTTTTAAACGCAAGCCAAGTGGTCAAGACATTGAAAACTTCAGAAGTTATGTTGGATTGCTGACACTCATGAAGACTCTACCAAAAGATGTTCAAGTAAAAGCACTGGAAAGAGCCAAGGAAGGTCTTGCTCAATCCGGGTTGGAACCAGCAGAATATGCTCCAATTCAAAAAGCGGCTAAAACTATATTGGGAATATCCATATAATAAATGTTCGCAAAGAATAAATGAAGCGAGCATTCATATATATACAAAAGGTTATAACATTATGAAAAACAGTGAAATTATACAACATTATTTGGATGGAACTCGTCCCTATGTAAAAATAGGATATACTGGCAATAAGGATAAATTTATCGTTCGCAAAACAGGTGAACGCTGGACTGATAGTAGCGGAAAAGAATGGGAACAAAAAGAATATGGTCCTTCGGCAGTAACCAGAGTTTCAGACATCATTCGCATGGAAACCAATGATAAATGCAAATGCTGTGGCACAGAGGTTCGTTGGGGATCAAAGATTGATCGCAAAATGTATTTAAAAACCAAGAAGTGCTTTGATTGTTTGGTTGAAGAAGAGACCCAATTGCGTATCAAAGGTAAGTTCAAGTTGTATGAAACCAAGAAACTGTTGGAGAATGAATTATCTTACTTGAATGATATAAAGCAAAAGCTAAAAGAAAGTAAAGAATATTTGGCATCAAATGACTCAAAAAAACTAACATATGTCAATTCCAATGGATTTGTTGAAGAATGGGACAACAATGTGCGTGCTGAACTGACAGTGAGTATAGAAAAAGATTGGAAAACTTGTTTGAAAAAAATCAAAGAAGGTCAAAAAGAGTTAAAGAAAATTAAAAATGAAATTGACGCAGTTCTTGCCCCAGTCTGATATAATAGAGGGATTGGCTATCAGAGTAAAGAATAGATATCCAGAAAAGGGTATGTGTGAGTTTATTGCTAAAGATTTGGTCAAAGAACTAAAAAGTCGCGGTATAAATGCCAAACATGTGGAAGGAAATTTTACATTGGACGAGCCAGCAGCATATCAATTTATTAGTCCATTGGACGAAGTAAATGATGAATATACCATAGATCATGATTGGGTGGAAGTAGAAGGTGTGATTGTTGATGCATCAGCTTCTCAATTTAGAAAATATGTGTATGATGAAATACCGGACATTGTAATGGCAAATTATACACATCCGTTATATACCAAATACAAACCACAAAATTATGTCTAGTACGACCAAAAATATCAAAGATGTAATTCGAGAAGAGTATGTAAAGTGTGCCAAAGATCCTATATACTTCATGAAGAAGTATGTAAAGATTCAACATCCTATTCGCGGCACACTGCCATTTCTTACTTATCCATTTCAAGACAAAACTTTGTCTGACTTGATCAAGTATGATCAAAACATTATTCTAAAAAGTCGTCAGATGGGTATTACTACATTGGTTGCTGGATATTCATTGTGGCTCATGGTGTTTCATGAAAACAAAGAAATTATTTGTTTGAGCATCACACAAGAAACATCCAAGGCAATTGTAACCAAAGTTCGTTTTGCAAATGACAATCTACCAAGTTGGTTAAAACTGCGAGAATCAGAAGACAATCGACTGTCATTGAAACTATCCAACGGTTCCAAGATTGTTGCTATTTCATCGGCCAGTACGGCCGGTCGTTCGGGTGCCGCATCTTTGCTGATCATTGACGAAGCCGCGTTCATCGACAATATCGACGAAATATGGTTATCTTCACAATATACATTGGCTACTGGTGGTAAAGCGGTTGTGTTGTCTACACCAAATGGTGTGGGTAATTGGTTCCACAAAATGTGGACAGAAAGCGAATCTGGTCTAAACAACATGAACCGTATCAGTATTCCTTGGCAATTACATCCAGAACGCGATCAAAAATGGCGTGATGATCAAACAAAGTTGTCTGGTGAAAAAGGTGCGGCACAAGAATGTGATTGTGAATTTAGTACGTCGGGCAATACTGTTATTGATATTCCACTACTAGAATGGTATGAAAAAAATCATGCCATTGATCCAACAGAAAAGCGCGGACATGACAAAGGATTGTGGATATACAAATATCCAGAAGCTTGTAAAAGTTATATGATAAGTGCCGACGTTGGTCGAGGAGATGCCGCCGACTTTAGTGCGTGTCAAGTGTTGGAAATAGAAACAATGGAACAAGTAGCAGAATATAAAGGAAAAACACCCACAAGTGATTATGCTCGATTGCTCATGACAATTGCAACTGAATATAATCAAGCATTGCTTGTTATAGAAAATGCCAATGTAGGATGGGCAGTTATACAAGTTGTATTAGACAGCAACTATCCAAATCTATTTTATAGTTCATCAGATTTACAATATGTGGATGTGGAATCTCAAGCCACAAACAAGATAAATGCTGAAGAGCGCAAGATGACACCGGGCTTTACCACATCCAACAAGTCCAGACCGTTGCTAATATCCAAACTTGAAAGTTATATTCGCAACAAAGAAGTAATCATACACAGCAAGCGATTGTTGGAAGAACTGAATGTATTCATCTGGAAAAACACCGGTGGATCATCTGCCAAAGCAGAAGCTATGACCGGTTACAATGATGACCTTGTATTGTCAATGGCTATTGGACTGAGGATCAGAGATGTAGCATTGCGATTGAGAAAAGAAGCAGATGAATCTACTCGTCTTATAATATCAAAGATAGGTTCTACTTCAAGTGAGCAGATAAAAAATAATATGGTGGCATTGCATAAATCTGGTAATAATCCTTATGGAGTTTATAACAATCCTTGGAAAATGAGCATTGGTGGACCAAGCGGAGTTGGTGGACAACGTAAAACAGAAGATCTAACATGGCTGCTGTGATGATATATCTTATAAAAATATCATGAGTATATATTTATAGAATAGACGCTCATATATATACATACTTATGGCAGAACAAAAAGATATATTCACAAGACTAAAGAAGATGTTCTCAACGGACGTGCTCGTGCGTCATGTTGGCGGAAAAAAGATAAAAGTTATAGACACAGATGAAATTCAATACGCAACAGACAGAAACAGTCTGCGTGATCGTTTCAATAGATTAAGAAGCAGTACATACAATTTGCATAATCGTGATATGTCTATGGCATATCAAGCAAGTCGTTTAGAATTGTTTAGAGATTATGATGTAATGGACATGGACCCAATCATTGCATCTGCATTGGATATTTATTCAGATGAGTGTCTGTCCGGAGACACATTGGTTCCATTACTCGACGGACGAAAGATGACTATCAAGGACTTGTATGAGGCGAATGAAAAGAATTTTTGGGTATATTCAGTAGATTCCGATGGAAAGTTTGTTCCTCAGAAATGTGAAAGAGTTGCATGCAATGGAACCAAGCAGATGTTTGAGATTGCACTGGACGATGGTACAAAAATCAAATGTACTAGCAACCATATGTGGGTGAAGTCAGACGGTGCAATTGTAACTACTAAAAATTTAAAATCTGGGGATTCTTTAAAGATACTTTCTACTAAATTGTCCAATTCCAAGTTTATGCCCGGCTATGAAATGTTGTTGGAGGACGGAAAATGGCAATATACACACAGAATGGTTGCAGCCAGAACCGCCGAACTTATCGAACAGAAAGTAAATATGAAGTCAAAAAATTTGGTTATTCACCATAATTCATTTGATAAAAGAAATAATTGCCCAGATAAGTTGTGTTGGATGGATTATACAGATCACAGAAAAGTGCATGCAGAATTCAACAAAAAACTTTGGTCCGATCCAACCAAAGTTCACCAATACAAACAAAAAACAATAGATGGACAGAATCGTTATTGGACCGAAGAAAGACGCATCGAGGTATCCAATAGGCAGCGGATATATATGAACGAAATGATACATGGAATGTCAGCCGACGAAAGAAAGAAAATGTTTGGAGTATGCGGAAGTTCCAATGGGATGTTCAATAACGGTGACAAGTTGTCTGGAAATAAAAATGGACGATGGAAGAATTTTTCCACGTTGGATATGATAGACATTGAATCATATAGAGAAGATATCATCGGCGGAATGACGACAAGTGAATTGAGAAAAAAGTACAATTTATCCAGAAAAACTTGCGATTTTCTAGACAAAAATATTTGCATTGAATTTGGGTGTGAGCAAACTAAACAAATCAAGCCTATCATTAGAAAGCAGGTATTGGAATCCCGTGGCGTTTCAATAAAGAAAATAAAAATTGCGGCAAACAACTTGTTGTCCAGTGGAGTGAATGTTTTTAGAAAAAACAAAATATTGGCACAAGAATTGAATATTACAGTTTCCGAATTGAAAGATTATGTAATTGCGTCAAAATATAAAGGACTTAGAGACCTCGTTCTGTCCAACAATCACCGTGTATTGTCAATAAAGCTGATAGAGTCGGAAATGGCATACGACCTGGTCAATGTTGGTGAGACTCATATATATGCAATTGAAACAAACGACGGCTCCAAGCTATTCACACATAATTGTCTTGTACCAAGTGAGTTTGGTAATGTTCTTACAATTCGCTCAAAGAATGAAAACATCAAAAAGATTCTCAACAATTTGTTTTATGATATTTTAAATGTTGAGTTCAATATGTGGAGTTGGACAAGAAACATGTGTAAGTATGGAGATTTTTTCTTGAGGTTGGAAATATCACCAGAATATGGCATTCACTTGGTGCATCCAATCAGTCCATATGAATTGACTCGTATTGAAGGCAGTGATCCAAAAAATCTTAACTATGTCAAATATCAGCATGATGGTATGGGCGGTGGTATGGAATATGAAAACTTTGAAATAGCACATTTCCGTTTGCTGAGTGATAGTAACTTTTTGCCATATGGTAAAAGCATGATTGAACCGGCACGTCGTGTATGGAAGCAATTGAGTCTCATGGAAGATGCCATGTTGATTCATCGTATCATGAAAGCTCCGGAAAAGCGTATTTTCTCTATTGATGTTGGTAATATTGCACCAAGTGAAGTTGATGCAGCCATGCAAAAGATTATCACTCAAGTTAAAAAAGTGCCATATATTGATGAAAAGACCGGTGATTATAATCTTCGTTTCAATCTAAACAACATGGTTGAAGATTTTTATCTACCAGTTCGTGGTGGAGACAGTGGCACAAAGATTGATACATTACCTGGCATGGAATTTACTGGCATTGATGACTTGGAATATGTACGAAATAAAATGATGGCAGCACTCAAGATTCCAAAAGCATTCTTGGGTTATGATGAAAGTATTTCTGGCAAGACTACATTGGCAGCAGAAGATGTTCGTTTTGCTCGTACCATTGGTCGTATTCAACGTATTCTTGTTTCTGAACTGACCAAGATTGCTATTGTTCATTTGTATGTACAAGGATATCAAGATGCATCATTGGTTGATTTTGAATTGGAATTGAGCAATCCTTCCACAATTTTTGAACAAGAAAAGTTGGAAATTTGGCAGAATAAAGTAAATCTTGCTTCTGATATGATGGAAAGCAACATGTTTAGCAAAAAGTGGTTATACAATACTATATTTAATATTTCTGGTGATGATGTTGAAGAACTGCAACAAGATGTTATCAAAGATAAAAAAGAGGCTTGGAGAATTCAACAGATTACTGATGAAGGCAGCGATCCATCTCTGACCACCGGTGGCGGCGAGTCTGGTGAAGGTGGTGGAGGTGGGGGCGGAGACATGGGTGGTGGGGGTGGTGGACTTCCAGACCTTGGCGGTGGTGGAGACTCTGGTGGCGATGACGCCGGTGGTGAAGAATCCGGTGGCTTGCCTCCACTGGAAGAAGAAAAGAACGCAGATGAACCAATTCTGGACGAAGAAACTCGCAAAGAGCGCGAACGAGGAATTCGCCCAAGTCAAGAAGGAAAAAAAGAAGAATATAGTGACACATTCACAAAAACACGCGGCGAAGATATTCTTGGCAACGGACAAAACAAAGAAAAGTCCAAGTCTGATCGCAGAACAACTCATATATACAGAGGCGGTGCGTTGAGCATGGACGAAGATTTGAAACGTATAAAAAAGTCTTTGATGGACAAGTATAATAATAAAAACAAGAAAATAATAGCCGAAGAAAAATCTATTATGGATGAGTCTAATATAATTGATGATGATAAACCTCTCTAAAATATGAGTTTTTATCACCCACACACATATTTATAAATAATAAAACCGTATGAAGAAGATGAAACACTCTAAGTATAAGAATGCTGGAATACTATTTGAACTGTTGGTGCGTCAAGTAACCGCCGACATTCTAAATGGTCAGGAGGATTCAAAAGCTAATGCAATATTGCGTGATTATTTTTCAGAATCTACTGAACTTGGTAGAGAAAATAGATTATATCGTATTATAATGGAAGATAAGACCAAGGATCAAACTTCTGCTGATAGACTACTTGAGCAAATTATTCGCACCAGAACAAAGTTGGATGAACGTGCATTAAATTTACAAAAGTATAATTTGATAAAAGAAATTCGTGAAAACTATCCATTGGATGATTTTCTCAAAGGTAGTATTTCAAACTATAAATTGCTTGCTAGTATTTATAAAGTATTTGAAGAAAGTGTAAATTCAGTTGATTGTGATCCTCGTGAAATTTTCAAAGCTCGTACATGTATTGTAGAAAGTATTGCTGCACCAAAAACACCAACTCGTTTGGTTAGTGAAGATGAAAAGAAAGATTTGATCAAAGTATATCAGCAACAAAATGAAGATGTTCGTTTGCTTGCTTATAAATTGCTTGTTGATTCATTCAATGAAAAATATAAAGGATTGGACGACAAGCAAAAAATTCTTATTCGTGAATATATCAATAATATCAGCAACACAAACTCGTTGCGTCAATATATCAATAATGAAGTTCCGATTGTTCGCAAAGAAATCAATGAACTCAAATTGCATGTGAGCAATGATGTTGTTCGCATTAAACTTGATGAAACATTGAATCAATTGGATAAAATTTCCAAGGGCACCTTGGTCAAAGAAAATCAAATCATGGCTCTAATGTTGAGCTATGAACTTGTAAAAGAACTAAAAAACCTAAAGTAAAATTATGAAAGACACCAAGCAAATCATCCGTGAATTAGTTGAAGAAGTCATTGAAGAAATGACATCAACGGGTGCTGTTGCTGGTTATCAAACACCGGCAGCATTTCGTGGTCATAAAAGCAAAAAGAAATCTGCTGAACGTAGTATGCCAGGTGGTAAAGTTGTAGGTAAAGAAGACACAGATGATACCACAGTTGGTGAAGGTGAAACACTAACATTGCGTCGTGATATTGGTATTATGGAAGGTCGCAGTCGTTATCGTAATTTCAAAGATAGTGACATGATGAAAAATCATGCCAAGATTTCATATGGCATCAATCAAGCAAAAAAAATGCTTGGTGAAGTTGAATATCTACTAAACATCTGTGAACGTCTCAAGACCGAAGCAGATGTTCCAGCCACAAGTCTGTGGGCACGTACTCAACCAGACATGAAAGAAATTCATGGTCGATTGAAAGAAATTGCCAAAAGAATCAACAGAATGGGAAAAAAATAAAATTTATGAATCTAACAGACATTGCTAAAAAGATTATCAAAGAAGACACATGGGGCAATAATCCATCTGCTGCTGGTGGTATGTCAACAGGTCGTGCACCAAACGCAGTCACACCACCTGCTACACCAAATGCCAAGATGCTTGACATTTCTAATCAGTTCAAAAACTTCAAGACAGAATTGGAAACTCAAGAAGATGCTGCTGTAAAGAAACTGTCTGATGAACTAAAGAAATCATTTCTAAAAAAGAATGTAGTTGTAAAAGCATCCAAAGGCAGTGTTGGTCAAATTGAAAAAGAATATAACGTTTCTGTCAATAACATTGATGTTCGTTATATGAAAGACAAATATTATATTGTATTCATTGGAAAAGAAGGCAATGAATCAGAAAATGAATATTATTTGGATGATTCACAAATACAAGTAAATGATGCTCCGCAAGCAAAATCACAAGCACCAGCAAGTTTGACACGCGGTCAAGTTGGCGGCATTCAATATCCACAAGTTATGGGTATGAATTCTAAACGAAACATTGTACCAAGCAAATAATATGAGCAAACAACTATTAGTAGATTTTATACCATTTGATATTACTCCGCAGATGCTTACAGAGGCAAAAGCAAATACTGGTGGTCCATTGGTTCTAAAAGGTCCATTACAAAAAGCCGGTGAAAAGAATCATAATGGTCGTGTATATCCACGCGAAGTATTAGAGCGTGAAGTTGAAAAATATCAACAAATCATCAAAGAACGTCGTGCTTTGGGCGAACTTGATCATCCAGAATCCAGTGTGATAAATCTAAAGAATGTATGTCACAATGTTACAGAATGTCACTGGGAAGGTGATACTGTGGTTGGTACTATTGAAATTCTAACTACACCAAGTGGTAATATTGCCCGTGATTTGATTAGAAACAATATTCGCATTGGTATCAGCAGTCGCGGTTTGGGAAGTGTTCGCAATGTGAATGAAAACACTGTTGAAGTACAAGATGACTTTGAACTATTGTGCTTTGACCTTGTATCTTCACCAAGCACACGTGGTGCTTATATGAATCTTGCCGAAGGCATAAATCGTGAAAAACAATTGATTGGCGGGAATCAAGATCGCAAAGACATCAACAAATATCTAAAAATTGAAAATATCATTCGTGATATATTATCAGAAACTCGCTAAAATATATGAACAAAACAACAGTACCAAATGAAACAGCAATCAAGAATATTGTGCAATATCTTGCTATAGAAGCCACCAAGTACCAAGATATGATTGGTCTTGATGCTGCCCACGACATTGATATTTCTGGGCTAGAATCTGCGATTGAAGATTCCAATAACAAGAAGATTCTAAATTTTTGGAACAAATTGAGCAGCAAGCAAAAGAACGAAATACATGGTATGGTGTCAACATATTTGTATAATAAAGCACTTAAAGCAGACCCAGATTATTATGGTGACGACCAACCAACTCCAGTAAATTACAAACTTTCATCAAAAACGGCAACTCCAACCAATGCTCCTGCTGGTGGTAATGAAGCCAAGTTGATAAAATCTCTTGCAAAAAAAGCAGAAGATTGGATGAACTATGTTGATGTAGATTCTTCAGAAAACATATCTTATGATGATTTCGAGGAATTTGTCATAAACGATCCAAAAAACAAAAAGCTTCAAGCATTCTGGAATTCAATGGGAAACAAAAAACAAGAAAATTTGTTCTATAAAGTCGTTGATGTTTTAGAAAAGAAATATGGCGATGGCGATGATGATTATGATGCAAAAATATATGACGGCAGCAAGCTTTCTAAAATGCTTTCTAAAACCGCCAAGAAGATGATCAAAGAAAATGAATCAACACCTCTTATGCTAAATGGCAAGGCAGTTGATGAAAAATCAATTGAAATTGGTGGTATTGATCGTAGAGATTATCCGGATTTTTCTGATGCTTATATTTCTGCTGCAAATTATATTGACGGTACACCACTCAGCGATAAAGAAATTGAAGAGTTGGATGATCAAAATAATGAATTGGTTCATGAAAAAATTCAAGATGATCAATTGTATATGCAAGAAGGTGACGGAGAAAAGTTTGGCGATCCTGCATATGATAGAGAAGACAGAGAAGAAAAAGCGCAAAGAAGAAAAAAAGAAACATGCAGAGTATGCCATAAGCCATTTACGCCGTCATATGGAGAATATCACAGATGTCCAAGTTGCATGAACAAACAACACACTGCCGGTGAAGCAGCAACGGGTGTTGAATAAGAATCACTTTTTATATCATCGCATATATATTTATAACAATATGAGCAACAAAATCACAAATCCATTTCTAAAGCGAATGATTTCTGAAATCGCCAATAAAACAACTATTGGTCGTTTAGATATCAATCGGAATATTATAGAAGAAGCCAAGAAAAATAAAAAGAGTCTAAAGAAAGAAGCAGATGAAAAAAAGAAGCCGGAGGATGATGCTGGTGAAGAAGATGCTGGCGGATTACCACCACTGGGAGGCAAAGATGAAGCACCAACCAATGAACCAAAAGCAAACGCGGGTGGTAAAGATGCAGATGCTGGTGCACCGCCCGATGGTGGCAAAGAAGACGCTGGTGCTGATGCACCCGCAGGACTTGATGGAGAAGAAGGTGGCGCAGAAGAAGATTCTGAAAAAGCACAGGCTGACGCTGCTGAAGCAAAAGCAGAACTGGAAAAAGCCAAGGCTGAAAAAGATCAAGCTGAAAAAGAAATCAAAAAACATTCTTATATAAAACTTGGTTCCAATTC